GTTCGATGCTCGGCAAGGTGCGTGCGGAACAGTTCCAGCATTATGTACTTGCCGTAGGCGTACCCGTGCGCCCAGACGATCGCAGCGACGAACAGCGCCACCAGGACCAGCCCAGTCAGGCTCATGTGGAACATCACTCCGTTGCTCCTTTCGCCGCCGGCGCCACGCTCTGCGCCTGCGGTGGCTCCAGCAGCCCGCCGCGGACGTCGGCAATCATCATGGCGAAGTTCGCCACGTCTGCAGCTTCGTTGATGACCTGTTGCTGGCTGCGCCAGACGGGCTGGTACATGGCCTGCTCCAGCTCATGCGTCTCGCCGCGGAGCCGGTCGAGCAGCCCCCATGGACTCGACAGCTTCCAGCCAGTTTTTCCAGGCTTGCCGTCGTTCTCACGGAGCTTGGCTTCCATGTGCCGCGCGAACGCTGCCACCTCGGGCCGGACGTCGAGCAGGACTCCGCTGTTACTTTCCGTCTGTGGCATCCACACCCTCCTTGGCCGCGGCATGCTGTCGAGTTGGTTCACAGACGTGCATGATCTACAGCCTCGCCTCCAGCAGTTGATTGGCCTGTTGCAGTTGCGCAAAGGCGGATTCCGATCCAGCCGGACGGTCCGGGTGCAGCTTGAGCGCAGCCTGGCGGTACGCTCGCTTGAGCGCGTCCATGTCCGTCTTGACGTGAGAAACGAAGATGCCGCTTTGCGCTGTTATGAAGCGGGCAGCCTGCTCCGCGGTCATACACCCGTCGTTGCCGGACGATGGTGCAGGAAGCGCCTTCCAGCCCTTGTACTGCTCCGCCTGCCGGGTTACTCCGTACCGATCGACCGCGCGCAACGCCTCCAGCGACAGCGCGATCGCGCGGAGATTGTCCTCCCACGCGGTGTAACGGTCGCACGGAAAGCTCAGCGCTCCCGTTGGCGTTTGGAAGGAAACGATCACACCAGGATCGACGGGGCGCCGTGCGTTCGATCGCGGCCACCCGTCGTTCCGGATGTCGTGGAGCTGGAAGTCTGCTTGGATCACGATGTCTTTTGCGCGCAGGTGCTCCAGTTCGTACTCCAGGTCGCGGAGCGTATCGTTATAGCCGACGCGAAAGCGCGCCTGCTGGCGCCGGCCGGGCGTCGTTCGCTGCCCTAGCCATTCGCTGATCGGTCTGAATCGTGCGTCGATCATTTGCACGCCCCGTAGAGCTTCCTGGTCAGCGCGATGTCGTAGCCGGCGTCGTGGGCGGACCCTTCTGCAGCGACGTGCATGGCCTGTGCCACTGTCGTGAGCTTGAAGTTAGGCAGGCGTGCGCGCTCATCGCCGAGCATGTGAGCAGCCAGGACCGCCACGTCGATCGACGGCCACCAGAAGAAGGATCCGTAATAGGAGTCGCCGTTCTTGTCCCAGAAGCGGCGCAGGAAGTCGTCGTCGAACGTGGAGTTGTAACCGACGAAGAAGAACTTGTCCTTCTTGTTGAACTTGTCCACGTAGTGACCCAGCATCGCCAGGAGCTGCTGGAAGACGACAGACGCCTCCGGAAACTCGCGCATCTGCTCGATCGTGACGCCCGTGACTTTGGAGGCTTCCACACTGACCAGGTCGCCAGCGAAGGGCCGGACCTTCCAGTCGAACGTCTCCTTGAGGTTGTCATCGATCACGATGGCGCCGGCGATCTGAATGATCCCGTGCTTCACCGGGTCCGTGCCCGTAGTCTCTAGGTCGCAGAAAAACTGCTTCATTGCTGATGTGTCTCCTGTTGTTGGGGATTGGCGATGTCCGCAAAGATCGCCTCATGGCGCTGCCAGTACTCTGCGTCCCGTGCAGCCAGAGCGCTCGGATCTAGCGAGAACACTGGATCGCACATTCCGTCGCACGCGTAGCGGATTACGATGTCGTATGAATCAATCGAGATAACTTCATTCGTGGCCATTGCTTCTGCTCCTGTTCACAAATGGACTGTCCTCGCGCTCTCGGGCGAGCAGATGTAGACAGTCTCGCGGGCCCTTGTGAGCCCGACATAAAAAAGCCTGATGACAGCGTCTTTCGTCGCACCGTCGCGACTATATGCAACATTGCCGGCCGCGCTCAGATCCGGCACCAGGAAGACCGCGTCCGCCTCACCGCCCTTGACGCTGTGGATCGTTCCCACAGTGACCAGCGGCTCCTGTGCCAGCGCCATGGGCCCGCGTGCGTTCGCGATCGCCACAGGGAAGTCGAGGCGCGCACGATGAGCGTCCACGACGCGAGACCGCCACCACTCGATCAGTCGCTTGTAATCTCCTTCGAATGTGCTGAGCAGCGAGTCGAGCGCTGCCGGTTCAAATGCGGCGTCCAGGTCCTGGATCGTAGCTGTGCGATGCTCTTCCATCGCCGCGATCTGCTTCTTTGCGCCGCGCTTCAAAACACCCTGCGACACCAGCCACTGGCACCAGAGATTCACATCGCCAAAGGTCCACTCCCTGGCGCTCTCGCCCATGACCGGGTGCGGCGCAAGGAGCGCCAGCAGCCGGTTGGCGGACGATCCTGGCCTGGTGGTCGCGATCGGATTCCACGCCCCGTTGCTGCGCCGGTACGGATTGTGGGACGGGATTCCAGCCTTGCGCAGAACCGCGATGTAGGGCGCCAGCATGTAGGAGCACGGCGCCAGGAACATCACACTCTTGCCACGCTTGATGTGTTCCTCTGTGTCGCGCAGGATTCCACAGTCCGGTGATTGCCACCCGCCGCTCTTTAGCCGCGTCAGTGTGCCTTCGAAGTCGCGCGGCAAGTATTCCTTTTCCTGGCGCCGGCCCACTTTATGGATCAGCTTGTTTGCCTCAGCGTGCACCGCGCGAGGAACCCGGTAGCTCTGCTTCAGCACGATGACGTTCTCGTCGGGGATGGGCGGGTCAAGCACAGCCTCCGGAGTCGCGCCACACCACCCATAAATCGTTTGGTCGTCGTCCGCGCAAACGATAAAGTGGTGGGCGTGCTCGCCCCAGCGCCGGATGAGCGTCAACTGCATCCGGTTCAGGTCCTGTGCCTCGTCCGCAAAGATCACGGAAGGATTGCCCGGCGCGGTCCATGTGTCCGTCAACGCGTGCTCGATCAGGTCCGAGAAGTCGAACAGCCCAAGGGACTGCTTGTACTGTGTCCACAGCCCAGCGAACTGGCGCAGTGCCATCGGCCACAGCTCTGGCTGCAGCATCATGCCCCGGTACCGGCCAAGCTGCTGAAGCAATGCATCGCCGCCCTTCTCCGCTGCAGTCTCGTCGTCGCCGACGATCGACTCTTCGCCATCGAGCTTGTTCTGCTTCTTCGCTGGCGTGATTTGCAGACTCTCGTGCTCCTTGTTCCACTGCTCGACGTTCGCTTCCGCAATCTCCGGACGCCCCAGCGCGCGCCAGCAATGCGAGTGCAGCGTTCCGATACGGTCCGGTGTGATGGGCAGGTCGCGGCCGGCGAGCTCCGCGGCAGCGGCCTTCGAGAAGCTGGTCACCAGGACGGCGTTCTCGCCAAAGTGCTGGACAGCCCGGCGAACCTGGCGCGACAGATTCGTCGTCTTTCCAGTGCCGGGAGGGCCGAAGATCCGGTACTCACGTACCTCCGCGTCTTCGCGCGCTGCATGCTCCTGGATTTCGTCGGGCTGTAACATCGATCGCTTTCCTTCTTCCTGGTCGTTTGACCGGCGCGCGCACCGAAAGACCACGCGCCGGGTATGCTCTGTTCTATGTCCCGTGTTTTGTAGTAGTCACCTCAGCGTTCCCAAGCACTGATGGGCGTTTTCGCCCGCGGACCATAAGGCATCACTTCCTTTCTTGTTCGTCCTGTTCATCAGCCACTCTCTGGTGCTCATTCATCAAGCGAACCGGGCATCATTTCTTCGCTGTAACGATCGGCGAGCCGGCCGGGCCCAACGGCCGCGCAAGCTCTCGTGCAGCAACCGCGACCAGCGCCGCGGGCATCACGTTGCTGTACCTCTGCACAAGGCGCCACAGGTACGCAGTCTGGCGCGGCGACAGCGTGATCCACTGGTGCACTTTGAGATCCCATGCGCGATCGTCCACGAAGTCCCGCGCGCCGGCATCTGTCTTGATATGCAGCTCGTCCAGGAAATGAATGGCTGCAGCCTCGTCACGCGTCACCTGCGCGCGCTCCCGTTGCTGCCGGGCGCCAAATCGCACAGCACCGGCTGCAACTCGTCACTGCTCATCTCTTTCATCGCCTTCGAACATTTCCATCTGGCGTAGATCAGGCTCGCCGGCAGTGGCTGGCTGGTAGCCAGTCCCTACGCAGGCCACGCATAGCGGATCGTGCACCCACGATCTGTTGCGGCTTCGCCACCGCCAGCAATACGGGCAGCGGTGCTTCTTGCCCGCCTGCATTTCGCTCCTGCGCGCCGGCCGCAGCCCAAGCTGGCGCCGTGTCTCGTCGCACCAGACCTTGTATGGCCAGTACCGGCACGGCTGGCCCATGGCACGCCAGCGGGCGCGCAGGGCCGCACGAATGGCCTTCCTGGGGGCCGGCCCGTATGGCGGCTGCGCCTGCTTCCCGAAGAGCTTTTCGATCTCCTCACGGATGATCGGCGCCCAGGTATTCCGCCAGGTGGTGTAGTACTTGCCGCGGTCTGACTGCGCGTAGGGCATCAGGCAGCGTCCTCGAGATAATCGCCGGCGAGCTTGCGCATCCTGGCCAGCGTCTGGGCGTACCGCCGCTTCTCTGTCTTCGCTTGCGCCTGTGCACGGAGCAACGAGGTGTAGACCGTGTTCCTGGTGCGCTCGATCCGCGCAGCACGGTCACGCTCGTGCTTGATGTCTTTGAGCGCGGTCCTGTGCGCCTGCTCCGCCGTCCTGGCTTGAAGCTGCGCATGCTCGAGACGCTCTTCTAAACGCGTCGCGTGCTCCGCCTGCTGCTTCGCCTTCTCCTGCAACGCCGCGTAGCGTGGCACCAGGAAGCGCAGGCAGTCCTCCGCGGTCGCGTGCTGCATCTGCATCCCGTGAATGGTTAAGCCACAACGCTCACACGTGATCATGCAAATACTCCTTCGTCTTCTCTCTCTTGGATGTGGGACATATACTGCTTCGGCGCGAAGTCCTTGGCGGGTAACAGCCAGCGGTCCTGCGCGCGGAACTTGCCGCGCGCATGAATGATTTGACCGCCAACGGAAGACAACTTCCGCGAAACGTCCTGTGCGCTGACTTTCTCGTTCTGGAACTTCGCGAGGTACGCGCGGAAGTCATCTGCACAGATCGCAATTTGATCGGGATGCTCCGGTAAGACCGTCGGCCGGCGAATGGTCTGGATTGTCTGCGTCTCGATTGCCGAGATGAACTGCGTCTCGCTAAGGTAGCTGGCCAGGTAAAGGGCCGCCGATCCCTGCGTGCTTGCCTCCTCGCCGCCTTCCAGCTTGGTCAACGCAGTGAGCATCTTGTCGACAACCTGGTCCCAATCGCGCGGCTTGAATTTGTTGATCCGCTTGTCTGCCTGCCCCAAGATCGCGGTTCGCACCGAGCCCTGCTCTTGGAACTGCGCCGGCGACATAATCTCGACGGTCACTTTGTCGAGTTCGAAGCGGTAAGTCGGATGCTCGCCTGTGATCTTTACGATCCGCAGGATGTGAACGCCAAGGATCTCCGAAAGCGCTTCGCACAGAATCACCTTGGCGCGCGCCGGATCTACCTGCGCCGGTGCCGGACCATCCGCGACGCCGGCGGCGCCGTCGTTACTGCTCTTTGTCTCGGGCACGCCAGGCAGGTCCGGAAGCGGGGCTGGCCTCGCTGTTGAGCCATTGAATGCCTTCGAGATCGTCCGCTGGTAGTAGTCCAGGCTCTTCCGCTGCTTCTGGTGATGCAACGTCCTGTGTGTGACGATCAGATCAACGATGGCCTGCTCTGCTAATGAATACTCTGCACCGAACATAGCCAGCGCCATGTCGTAGCCGCTCTGGCTCTGATCCTTCAGGTCGTGCCGCTGCCGGAGCCAGGTGTTCTTGAAACGCATATCCTCGCGACAGTACGCGCCGATCTTCTCAGCCGGGTATTGAACGGTTGTGTCGATTGTGAGCGCTACATCCTTGAAACGGCTCGCCCATTCCGCTGCTGCCTGCTGCGCCGCGGTGGCGTCCGGAATCCCAAAGCCGTCCAGGATCTCATCGAAGTCGCCAGGCTCGTATCGGATCTCCGTGGTGATGCTGCTCGAGAAGGCTGTCGACGTGAAGCCCAGCTTCGGGATGCGAGAGACGGTGGAGAGGACGGTCGAGACGGGTTTCGCCGCAGCGTTCCGCGACGCTGCCGAGCAGGCGATGGCGACGGCGCGGTGATTCTGACAGGCAAAATCGAAGCTCGACCATGCTGAAAAGTGGCACGATTGACACGGTACTAAAGTTTTCGTGTCCAGCTAAGTCATTGCATATCAGAGGCTTACGGGTCCTCCCTGGGCGCGGCGAACCCGCCGGTGCCGGAGCGCGCGGGAAACGCCCAGCGACGGGTCAAATTCTGGAGTTGCATGGGGAGTTGCATGGGTTGCAGGGGTTGCATGTGCGGTCGCACCCCATCCGATCGGTTTCATGCGTTTAAGCGCCGTTTCGATCTCGAAATCGCTCGGTGTCAGCCGCCAGGCGGTGGACAAGGCGGTGAAAAAAGGCCGGATCGACCCGAGCAAGCCGCTTGATCAGATCCGGATCGATTGGGAGCGCAACGCGGATCCGTTGCAGCGCGCCCGGCGCATGGGCTCGACCGCAGCTCCGCCTGCGCCGGTGCAACAGATTCGCCAGCCGGCGCCTGCGCCGGCTGCTCGCCGGGCAGTGGAAGACGACTCTGAAGGCGGTGGGCCTGCCAGGCTGGGCGGCCTTAGCAAGTTCGACCTGGAGATGCGCGACCTGGCCGTCAGGCTCAAGCTGCGCCAGGTCGCGCTGCGCGAGAAAGAGGGCGCGCTGGTCCGTGCAGACGAGGTCCGTGCAGCCTGGTCTGCTCTGGTGCTGAACGCGAAGTCACGGCTGTTGCAGTTAGGCGACGAGCTATCGGATGCGCTGGCGTGCTCCCAGGATCGGGTTCACTGCAAGCAGCTCATCGATGACAAGGTGCACGAGATCTTGAACGAGCTCGCCCGGTACAAGCCTGAAGAATGAAGGTCGAGGATGTAATCACTGGTGTCGCGAAGCTGTGGGCTCCGCCACCGCGCCAGACGGTTTGCGAGTGGGCGCAAGAGAACTTCATCGTCACCACCGGCGCAAACAAAGGGCGCTTCCGGCCGGCTCCGTATCAGGTCGAACCGATTAACGCGATCGGCGACCCGGCGATCAACGAGATCGTGATCATGTCCGCGACGCAGTTGCTGAAGACAATCACGATCCTGGTCGGCATCAGCTACGTCATCGCACGCGACCCCGACCCGATCATGGTCGTGATGCCGCGCGACTCGGACGTCGGTAAGTTTTCGAAGTTCCGGCTGGCGCCGATGCTGCGCGAGATGCCAGCGTTGCGTGGGCTGGTCTCGGATCCCAAGTCGCGTAACTCCTCGACGACGATCGACACGAAGGATTTCCCGGGCGGCCCGTTGATCATGACCGCCGCGGGCTCGCCGGCGAACCTGGCGGCCTACGCGATCCGGTACCTGTTCTGCGATGAGGTCGACAAGTATCCCAAGTCCTCGGGCGGTGAAGGTAACCCGATCGACGTGGCGAACAAGCGCACGGCGACGTTCCGCGGCCGGCGCAAGCGGATTCAGACCTGCTCGCCGACCATCGCTCGCGAGTCGCAAATCGCCGCGGCGTACGCGGAGACGGACCAGCGCAAGTTCTGGGTGCCGTGCCCGGTCTGTGGCAAAGCGCAGGTCCTGGCATGGCGCCAGGTCAAGTTCGAGAAGAAGTCCGACGATCTGAAGAAGCGTGCCGCGACGGCGCAGTACGCCTGCGAGCACTGCGGTGCGCTGTGGAACGACGTCCAGCGCTGGGCTGCGGTCGAGCGTGGCGTGTGGCGCGCGGACCGGCCATTTACCGGCGCGGCGGGCTTCTGGATCAGCGAGCTGTACTCGTCTTTCAAACCGCTCCGGGAACTGGTCTGGGACTTCCTGAAGGCGAAAGACAGCCCGGAACGCCTGAAGGTATTTGTGAATACGAGTTTGGCCGAGGTCTGGGATGTGCCGGGCATGGCGCCGGACTGGAAGCGGCTGTATGACCGTCGGGAAGACTACGCCTACGGCAAGGTACCGCGCGGCGCGTCTTTCCTCACTGCGTTTGTGGACGTTCAGGAGAATCCGCCGCGACTCGAGGTCGAGGTAAAGGCCTGGGGCAAGAACGGCGGGGAGAACTGGTCGATCTGGTATGAAGTGATCGCTCCGGAACGGCCGGGCCCGGGCGGGCGCCCAGTGCGCTGCACGCCGGCGGATCCGGAACCGTGGGAACGCCTGGCCGAGTTGCTCACCATGGACTGGCCCCACGCGGACGGCGGCACACTGCCGATCTGGGTGTGCGGTGTGGACTCCGGTTACATGGCGGACACGGTCTATTCGTTCTGCCGGCAGTGGGCGCAGCCAGCCTACGGACCGGCCGGAGCGGTTGTGCCGTCCTACCGGACGGTCGTGCCGACCAAGGGTGGCCACAACCCGTTCAAAATCATCGAGAACATCTCGTCAATCGATCAATCGAAACTCCGCGGCGGCTTGCGGATCGTAACGATCGGGACGCACTGCGTGAAACAGGTTGTGTACGACTCGTTGGGCAAGGATAAGCCTCTCGACGAACAGCCGTTCCCCAAGGGCTACTCGCACCACCCCAGCGCCTATGACGAGACGTACTTCCATGGGCTGACCGCCGAGACCAGGATTGTCACGGAGGCCGGGGCCATCGAGTGGCACGTGACCGGCCGCAACGAACCGCTGGACACGGCGGTCGGTAACCGGGCGATGTACGAGTTGTGCGGCGGCCAGCGGTTGAGCGATGCGGCCTGGGAAGCGCTTGAGGAGCAACGGCAGCAGTCTGCCGCGCCGGTGGTACTCCCGGGGCAAGCCGCGGCGCGCGTCATTGACCAGCGCGAAGAGAGCCGCACGGTGCGGCCGAAGTGGATGAGTTAAGCGATGGCCTACACCCAACAGGATCTGGACCGGATCGACAAGGAGATCGGTAGCGGCGCCGCGGAGCAGCAGTATGGCGACAACCGGGTGCGCAAACGCTCGCTTTCGGAGTTGTTGCGGATCCGTGCAGAGATCCAGGCTGCGTTGGCTGCACCGGATCCACCGATCCGCCAGGTGCGCATCAACACGGCGAAGGGAGTTTAACGATGGCAGTGAAGAAACAGGCAAAGAAGCCGGCGCAGGAGCCGGTGCAGCATGCACGGCAGCCGGAGCGAGAGCCGGAGTTGCGCGGTCCTATGCCGGATGACGCACCCCGGCCGGTCGTGCCGGCGCGCGCTGCGCGCATCACGCCGCAGGTCGCGCTCGAGGCGTTGCTGCTGAGCTGGCTGTGCCTCAGAGACTTCGCGATGTGGCCCTTTGTTCAGGGCGTCGACACGGACGCGCCACTTGCGCCTGTGGACCTGTCGGAGGTCGAGAACACGGTACGCCAGATGAACACGATGCGCGATGCTGCGTTGCACTTTGCGGAGCAGATCGCCGGCAAGAACGATCCGGCCGCCGTCGTGCGGGACGCCATCGCCAAGGTCCGCCGCGACCACGCTCCCGTTTTCTCGATGACCGTTCCCAGTATCCCTTCCGCTTTCTAAGCGACCAGGTCGCACACTATGGCCAAAGCCGCGCTGTTCACCGACGTCTACCGCTCCGATGTGAGTGCACCTGCGCGTAGTGTGCCTTCCCTGGCTGCTGAGTATCAGGGCGGTTCCGGTGGCAGCGCGCTGCCCTTCTACGACGCCTCTGGCTGGGGGCGCCGCACGCACGGGTGGAATCCGGGCAACGCCGGTCCGAACACCATCGGGATTCAGACCATTGAAACGCTCCGCTCCAGGGCGCGCTTCACCTCGCGCAATGACCCGTGGGCGAGCAACGGGATCGCCTCGTTTGCCGCGAACGCGATCGGGACCGGCATCAAGCCGCAGTCCATGCACCCCGACAAGACGGTCAAGCAGAAGATCCAGAGTGCCTGGTTGCGCTGGACCGACCAGTGCGACGCGCATAACGCCTGCGATTTCTATGGGCTGCAGACACTGTTGTGCAGGGAAGTGATCGAGGGC